GAGCCTGTCGGCGCCATCACGGCGGGCGGGGCTGGCAAAGCCTCGGTGGTCGCGGCGTCGTTCATGGCGCAGCACTCGGCCGGCACGCATCCCGGCCAGCCCTCGAAATCGATCGAGGAGCCGCTCTCGACGCTAACCGTGCGCGGGACGCAGCAGAACGTCGTATCCGTCTCAATGCTGACGATGCGCGGCAGCGAGCGGCGCACGGCTGCGGCCGACGATCCGATGAGGACGGATTCGGCGTCCGGTCAGCATCATGCCCTCGTCGGCATGCCGCTGATGACGGCCTATTACGGCTCGGACGAGGTCGGCGCCTCGGTGGATGCGCCCGGCCGGACTGATACGGCCAAGGCCCGCTTCGGCCTCGTCGAGGCGCTGGCCGGCATCCCGCCCTTCTCGGCCGAGCATGAAGCCAAGGCCCGCATGGTGGCGGAGCTGCTGCGCCGGCATGGCTGCTGGGACGGCGGCGAGTTCGTCACGAAGGAGATCGACGGCATCGGCATCGTCCTGGCCGATCTGTGCCTGCGCATGCTGACGCCGCGCGAGCGCTACAACGCCAACGGCTTCCCCCTCGCCTACATCATCGACCACGGCATCGACGCGGACGGCTCGACCATCCGCTTCACGCTGGAGCAGCAGGGGCACATGTGCGGCAACGCCGTGTGCCCGTCAGAGGCGCGCGAGCTCGTTGCGGCGAACTATCGCCCGCGCGAGCGCCAGCGGCCCGGCAAGCCCGGCGAAGCCCTGCCGTTCTTTCTGGAGGCGGCGGAGTGACTGAGCCTCAACGCCCTCTCCTGCGCTGGCATGGCGGCAAGTGGCTGCTGGCGCCGTGGATCATCGACCATTTCCCGCGTCATCGGATCTATGTCGAGCCGTTCGGCGGCGCGGCCTCGGTGCTGCTGCGTAAAGCCCCGGCCTATGCCGAGGTCTATAACGATCTCGACGTCGAGCTTGTGAACCTGTTCCGCGTGCTGCGCGGGCCGGATGCCGATCGCCTGCGCGAGCAGCTCGCGCTGACGCCGTTCGCGCGGGCCGAGTTCATGGCGGCCTATGAGCCCTCCGACGACCCTGTCGAGCAGGCGCGGCGCCTGATCATCCGTAGCCTGATGGGCTTCGGCAATACGGGCGCGCTCGGCCGCTCCACCGGATTCCGAGCCGACAGTAACAAGAGCGGCACGACCCCGGCGCATGACTGGGCGAACTATCCCGAGCTGCTGCCGGACATCGTGGCGCGGCTCGCCGACGTCGTGATCGAAAGCCGGGATGCCGTCGCCGTCATGCGTGCCCATGATCGGGTGGAAACGCTGCACTATGTCGATCCGCCCTATGTCCATGAGACGCGTTCCGGCGGCAATCCCTACTGCGCCAAGCACAAGTATCGGCACGAACTGACCGATGCCGATCGCGCCACGCTCCTCGATGCGCTCCGCGCGCTGAAGGGCATGGTCGTGCTCTCCGGCTATCCCTCGCCGCTCTACGACCAGCAGCTCGACGGCTGGCTGCGCGTCGAGCGCGCGGCGCTGGCTGACGGCGCCCGCGAGCGCACCGAAGTCCTCTGGATCAATCCGGCCTGTGCCGCCGCCCTGGAGCGTGAGAAAGCCGGCGCCGGGGCTCCCCTGTTCGATTATTGGGAGGCGGCGGAGTGAGCACGCTCCTAGTCGGCTTCGCCCTCAAGGCGCGGCTCCATTCCCGCACCCGCAAGCTGGTCCTGATCAAGCTTCTCGACCACGCGCGAGAGGACGGGACGCGCATCTATCCAAGCCTCAAGAGCATCGCCGATGATGCGGAATGCTCGGTCTCGACCGCGCGCCGCACGCTGAAGGAATTCTGCCAGGTCGGGCTGCTGCGCCGCGTGCGCGATGGCGGCTCAAAGCGCGGTGATACGGCTCATTACGAGTTGGATGTCGAGTTGCTTGTGCGGCTCAAGCGCGACGAGCTGTGGCCAGCTTTGGAGGCTGCGGCGGCGCATCAGCCGATGGGCCATGACGATGACGATGATGACGAGCCGGGCCATGCGGCGGAAGCATCGCGCGGCGACGAGTCATGCGAAAATAAGGGTGTCATGGTGGAAGGCTTCCATGGTGATAGCCTTCCAAATCGGGACTTAAGGGTCTCATCTGATGACACCCGAACCCTTACTAGAAACCTTACCTCTGAGAGAGAGGGTGCGCGAGAGCGCGAGAGCACGCCAGCGAGCGAGGGCGAGCGCCTGCCCGCTCCGACCTTCGAGGATTTCCTCTCGGCCTATCCCAACGCCCTCGGCGACAACCGGGTGAAGCAGCGCTCAGCCTGGGAGGGCGTGCCCTTCGATCAGCGACGCTTGGCCATCGACGGGATCGGCGCCTATCTCGCCGAACGGAAGGCAGGTGGCCTCAAGAGCCGGCTGTCCAGCGAGCAATATCTCGCCGGACGCTGCTGGATCGGGCTTGAGGCGAAGGCGGCGGTGCGGCAGGCGACGCAGGCGGCCGGCGCCCCCGTCACCTTCGACGGCTGGACCACGAACTGGTGGCTGCTGCTCCTCGACCGGGCGATTTCCGGCAAGCCGCTCGGGTTCTGGATGGCACAGGCCGAGGCCAAGAAATCGTTCTCGGCGACGCAGGCGGAAATCGCCGCGGCTGGCCGGCGCGTCGGCGAGTTGAAGCCCTTCGTCTGCACTGGGCCGGAGCTGGCCGCATGGCGCCCCTGGCTCGCCGCGAAGGGTGCTCGCATCCCGGTGTTCGAAGGGCATTTCCGCGTGTTCCTGCCAAGCGAAACGCCTCCCGGCGGGCGACATGAGGCTGGTGATGATGATGTCGCTCTCGGTTGAGGTTTCGGGCTGATGGGCCGTCGATCCCCGCATAACACCGCCTTCGCGCATGGCCGGCGCTTCACCGAGACGCGCAACCCCGCGCCGCCTTCGATCGATGCCGGGCGCGGCTGGTTCATCGTCATCACCGCGCCGCGGGGCGAAGCGCGCGCCCGCGACGGGCTTCTGGCGGTGGGCTGCTCGGTCTGGCTGCCGACGCTTCATCGCGAGCTAACGTCGCGCGGCCGGACCACGGCTTACGACACGCCGATGTATCCGGGCTATCTCTTCGTCGCCGACCTGCCCTTCGGCCAGCGCCCCGTGGTGCACAAGGGCGCGTTGGTCACAGACATCCGCGAGATGGACGGCGTTCTCGGCGTCATCTCGACCCCGCGCGGCTTTCTGCAGATGCCGCGCATCGCCTTCGAGCGCATGGTTTCGATCCAGAACGAACCAGAGCCGCCGCGTCCGGCCTTCCCTTTCGACGTAGGCCAGACGGTGACGGTGCTGGATGGCCCGTTCGCTGACTTTCAGGCGAGCGTCGTCGAGGCTCTCGGGCACGATTACGTCAAGGTGCTGGTCGACATATTCGGCAGGGCCACGGCCGTGCAGCTCGAACTCGGCCAGATCGAAGCCGCCTGACCCGTGCTGTCCACATGTGCAAGCGTGCATGCCTGCACACGTTTCTTGACTCCACGGATCCGAATCACGGCATATCGGCAGCAAGGTTGGATCGGTAGTTTGATCGTCGCCTCGGCGGCTTGTATCTCACGATCTCCCCGCTGCCCTCCGGCAGCCGCAAGCGAAGCTATGGCCCGCAGCCGATGAGGCGAGCGGGCTTTTTCGTACCCTCTACAGGAGCTCGCCATGGTGGCGCCCATACGCCTGCGTTGCGACGGCTCCGACTATGCCGCGCTCGGCAACCTCTACGCCGCGGCGGGCAGACGGGCACCGCTCGCCATCCGGCGGGCCGTCAACCGCAAGGGCCGGCAGGCGCTGGTGCAGGTGACCCGCGTGGTGACGCAGCGCCTGCGGATCCGGACTCGCTCGGTGCGCCGCCGCATCAAGGGCCGGATGATCTCCGGCACGAGCTATGAGATCGTCGCGCGCGGCAAGGTCCCGCTGAGCGAGTTCCCGACGATACAGGACCCCACGGGCGTTAAGATCGATTACCTGCCGAAGGGCTGGATCGAGGACGCCGACAAGCTCCGCATCGCCTTTCAGGCGAAGAAGGGGGCACCCGCCAACCAGCCGGGCAACGCTGCAAAGCGTCGCGGTTCGCTGGGGGGACGCATCGTTTACGGGACGGGCAAGCGCCGTCGGCAGGGCTTCCGCAGCGTCGGCGGCGTGATGGTGCCCGAGGCGTTCCTCGACAATCGGGCGCAGGCCGCCTTCGAGAAGGTTGCGATGGAGCTGCCTGCCGAGCTTGCTCACCAGCTCTGGGTCGTGGTCGAGGGCGTGGACATGAGGGCGCAGGCCGCGCGGGTCGCGCGAGGCTCCTACCTTTGGAAGGGGAGGTGACCTCGACCCAGCGCACCTCGGCCCGGAAGGCGGGTCGAAATGTTTCACGAAAATGTTTCACGGGTCCTTCCCCGGCCCCCAGGCGGAGCGGCTAAGATTAGCCGCGGGATTTTTCTAGTGGCCCCATTCTGGTGAGTGATACACAGGAATTCACCTAAGTGGCTGGCGATGCACGCTTTTGCTCGATCTCGAAAGCGGCCGAACTGGTTTCGGCGGCCGAGGGGCAGCCGGTCGAGCGGTCGACGCTGTCGCGCTACATCAAGCGCTATGCCGCCGACATCGTGCAGCGACGCGAGGGGCGCGAGACGCTGATCGACGTCGACGCGCTGATCGAGCACCGCCAGATCAACATCCGCGTCGAGCGCGGTTCGTCGGCGCCCTACCAGGCGGATCGGCGCATCGCCTCCTCGAAGGAACGAAAGGGCGAGATCGACGTCCGCCGGGCCGAGATCGAACTCGAAGAGGCCGAGGAAGAACGGGCCCGTAAACGTGGTGAGATCATCGGCGTCGCCGAGCTGATCAAAGCGGCGGACGCCGCCGTGCAGGCGATGTCCGCGGCGCTCGACAAGGGCGAGAGCGATGCGGCAGCCGAGATCGCCAGGCAAACGCGCTCGGAGGCCCGCCACGTCCGGCCGGGACTGCGCACGCTGAAGCGCAAGGCGCTGGAGGCGTTCCGAGAGGCGCTGTTTGCCGCCGGCGTACCGCCGCCGCCGGAGGGGGAGGACGAAACCGAGTAGGAGTTCATGCTTTCGCTGTCCGATGCCGCGGCGACCAGGGCCGGGCGGATCCTGTATGGCGCCCTTGCGAAATCGGCCCGGCCCGTCGCCGAGCTGACGGTGTCGGAATATGCCGACCGCTTCCGCAAGGTCTCGGCGGAATCGGGCTCACCCTGGTCTGGCGATTGGCGCACGGACCGGATGCCCCATCTGCGCGAGCCAATGGACTGCCTGCATCCGGACCATCCGTCGAAGCAGGTCGTCCTGAAATGGGCGGCGCAGCTCGGCAAGACCGAGATCGGCGTCAATTGGTTCGCCTTCATCGTCGCCCGCGCGCCGGGGCCGATGCTGACGATGCTTCCCTCGCTCGACGAGGCGATCAAGTACAACCGGGTCAAGCTGCAGCCGACGATCGACGTGAGCCCGGCGCTCAGGTTGCGGGTGCGCAAGGAAAACCAGCGCGACGAGGCGTCCTCGACCTCGTCGTTCAAGCGCTTCGCCGGCGGCTTCAACCAGATCGTCACGGCCTCTTCGTCGAAGGGGCTGCAGATGATCTCGGTGCGCTACCTGGTGGCGGAGGAGATCACCGGCTATCCGCTCGACACGGACAATCGCGGCGATCCGCTGAAGCAGGCCGAGGCGCGCCAGAAGTTCTACGACGGCAACCTCAAGCGGCTTTACTCCGGAACGCCGGGCTACAAGCTGAACTGCCGGATCTCAGCCGCCTACGATGCGGGGGATCGGCGGCGCCGCTATCTGCCGTGTCCGCATTGCGGGACATTCCAGATCCTGACTCCGGCGGCCTTGCAGGAGCCGAGCGAGGCGACGAACTGGCGGGCCTCCTTCGGCTGCCTCGCCTGCGGCGGTATCATGGAAGAGCGGCACCGCGACGACATGTTCGCGCGCGGCGAATGGATCTCGACGAGACCGATCGCGCCCGATGACCCTGAGGCCGAGCCTGTCGCCGTGCCGGAAGCGATCTCGGCCGGGCAGATGGACCGGTATCGCTGCCTTCCCATGGAGGGTCGCTGCCGGGAATACGAGCCGAGCTATGCGCTCTGGACGGCCTATTCGCCGGTCGAAAGCTGGCAGTCGCTATGGAATGCCAGCGAGGAGGCGAAGACGTCGCCGGTGCTGGCGAAGGCCTATTCGCAGCAATGGCTCGGCGAAGCCTGGGAGGACGCCGCCTCCGAGGTCGACCATGAGAAGTTGCACCGGGCGCGCGAGGAGATCACGGCGGGGCTCGCCACGGTCGATCACCCGATCTGGGTCGGCTTCATCGATTGCCAGGGTGATCGCCTGGTCTGGAGCATCTGGGCCTATGGGCCGATGACGCAGGGTGTGCTGATGGTGCGCGGCATCATCCCGCACGCACCGGAGACGCCGGAAGCGGTCGCCGGGATCGACGAGCTGATGGCGCGAACCTGGCCGGCCGATACCGGCGGCGTGGTCGAGGTGACCCGCTGGGGCATCGACGGATCGAACTGGGCCAACTGGGTCCGTTCGGTCGGTTCGGGGCGCGGTCACAAGCTGTGGGTCTGCGAAGGCGCGGAGAAGCGCACGGCGCCGATCCTCGGCACGCCGAAGCGGCTGGCGATCAAGGACAAGTGGGGGCGTACGCTTTCCAAGGCCCTGGTCTATCCGACCGGCGTCTTCGAGCTGAAGCACACGGTTATGCGCGGCCTTCGGCAGTTCGCGGCCGGGCCGCTCGAAAGCGGGGCCTATCTTCCGGGCACGCTCCGGCTACCGCGCGACATCGTCGACGAGGATTGCTGCAAGCAGCTCACCGCCGAGGTCTGTGTGGATCCTGCTCTGGAGGCGAAGGGCAATGCCCGCCGCAAGCTGCATGAGAAGCCCGGCGACAACCGGATCTGGGTCAAGCGCGCCGGCCAGGCCAACGAGGAACTCGACATCGCCGTCGGCTGCCGGGCGCTGGCCTGGTCGCTCGGCGTCGACACCATGAACGCCGCCGGCTGGGCGAAATGGCGAGAACGTCTCGCGCCGCCGGAAGCCGTCGCCGACCTTTTCACGCCGCTGCCGCCGTCCATGGCGGCGGCGGCGAAGCCTCAAAACAACGACATGTTCGCGCGGCTCGCCGCGCTCAACAATCAGGAGTGACGCCGTGACCGATGAAGAACGTGCCCGGCTCGCCCAGCTCGAGGCCACCCGCGACCGGATCATCTCCGGTGATCAGGCTTCGTCCGTCCTCGTCACGCCGAACGGCCACAAGACCGATTTCGTGCGGCCGGATATCGGTCGTCTGGAGCGTCGGCTCGATGAGCTGAAGGCGAAGGAAGAGGGCCGCCCGGTTCGCGGCGCGATCGGCCTGACCTTCTGATGAACGCCCCAGTTCTCCTCGGGCCGGACGGGTCGACGCCCTTGCGGGCGCATGTCGCCGCGTCGACCTTCCACCGCGCCGCGGAGACGCATTCGCAGGCATTGGCGAACTGGACGCCGCCCGGCGCCTCCGCCGACAAGGCGATCCTGCGCGAGCGTCGTCTGATCGCCGACCGAGCCGAGGATCTTGCCCGCAACAATCCGGTCGCGGTCGCCGCCATCACGCGGCTTGTCGACATGATCGTCGGCGCCGGCCTGCGCTTCTCCTCGAAGCCGTCAGCCGCGGCGCTTGGCATCAGTCGAGAGGCAGCCGTCGATCTCGGTAAGCAGATCGAGCGTGAGCTCGCGCGGGCCATGAACGATCCGCGCAAGCGCATCGACGCGCAGCGCAAGGTCAGCGGCAACGGCCTCTACAGGCTGATGGCGCGCAGCTACGTCAAGCTCAACGAGGCTTGCGTCATCGCCACCTGGCGCGACAATCAGGGTCCGTACGAGACGGCCTTCCTGCCGGTCGATCCTGAGCGCCTGAGCAACCCGACCGGCCAGCGCGACGGCGAGCTCCTGCGCGGCGGCGTAGTGCTTGACGCGCTCGGCGCTCCGATCGCCTATCACATCCGCAACCGGCATCCCGGCGATGGCTTCGGGCTGACCGGAAATTCGTGGGAGCGGGTGCCGCGCGAAACCGCGTGGGGCCGCCCGGTCTTCCTGCATGTCTTCGAGCCGGAGCGCGAGGATCAGAACCGGCCGATCTCGCCTTTCGCCGCGATCATGCCGATCCTGCGGATGAAGAACACGCTGTCGGAGCTGGAGCTCGCCGCAGCGGCCGTCAACGCGATGTATGCGACCTATATCAAGTCGAACATGTCCTTCGCCGAGGTCGCGGCGTCTCTGGAGCCACAGGCGTTCACGACGGCGACCGACCAGTTTGGCGACAAGCGCCTTGGGTTTTACGAGGCGGCGCCGGTTAAGATCGGAGGCGTTCGCGTGCCAGTGCTGCCGCCCGGCGACGAGATCGCGATGGCGGGCTCGGCGCGCCAGAGCGCCGCGATGTCGGATTTCGACGACATCTTCAATGACCAGATCGCGGCGGCGCGCGGCATGTCGCGCCATCAGGTCTCGATGAACTTCAGCAAGCTGAACTATTCGAACTATCGCGGCATGATGAACGAGACCTGGCGCGGCGTGCGCCGGATGGTCGGCCAGTTCTGCGAGCACGGCCCGATTCCGATGGCGATGTGCGTCGTCGAGGAGGCGATCGACAAGGGTTACATCAAGCCGCCGGCGGGCTGCCGATCGTTCTGGGACGAGCCGGCCGCCTGGCTTTCCGGGCGCTGGATCGGACCTGGCCGTGGCTATGTCGATCCCACGAAAGAGGCGGAAGCTGCGGCGCTGCGTATGGAAACGATGGTTTCCACGCTCGAAATGGAATGCGCCGAGCAGGGCTACGATTACGAGGAAATCCTCGATCAGATCGAGCGCGAGGAAGCCGAGTTGGCCCGTCGCAATCTGACGCGCGCAACCGTCACCGGCCGCATTCTGGCCCGTTCCGCCGCCTCCAAGCCTGCACAGACTGCCGAGGAAGCCGACGCATGAGCCTGACACTGCCGCGCATCGCCGCCGAGCTGATCGGCGTTCCGCTCGCGATCGACGAACGCCGCGCCGCGGTTATGATCCGCGCGCTTGGGTCGCGCATTTTCGGCGCGCCCGTGATCGTCAATGGGGCGGCGAACCCGGCGATCGAGCCGGCGGCCGGCGTGCTGCCCCAACGCCTCGAGGGGCATTTGCAGCGCGTTGGCCGGGCCGCCTATCCCGTCATAGACGGCGTCGCCGTCATCGAGATCGAGGGCACCCTCGTCCATAAGGGTTCGTGGATCGGCATGGATTGCGGTGAGACCTCTTATGAGGGCCTCCGCACGCAGGTCGAGCGGGCCCGACGCGACAGCAGCGTCAAGGGCGTGGTTTTCGAACACGATTCCCCGGGCGGCTCGGTTGCTGGCGTCTTCGAGACAGCCGAGGCGATGGCCCGGCTCTCGGCGGAGAAGCCGACCATGGCGATCCTGACCTCGGTCGCATGTTCGGCAGCCTATCTCCTCGCCAGCCAGGCGCGGCGGATCGTGATGCCCGAATTCGGCTTCGCCGGCTCGATCGGTGCCGTGGTCATGCACGCCGACTGGTCGGCGCATCTTGCCGAGCAGGGCATCAAGGTCACGCTGATCTCCTCCGGCGCGCACAAGGTTGATGGCAATCCCTTCGAACCGCTGCCGCAAGCGGTCGTCGACCGGATCAAGGCCGATCTCGACCAGGTCCGCACCCGCTTTTCGGAAGTCGTCGGACGGGGTCGCGGCAAGGCCCTGACCGCCAAGGCCGCCTTCGCCACCGAGGCGCAGGTGTTCACCGGCCGCGAGGCCCTCTCCCTCGGGCTCGCCGATGCGATCGGCGATCCGCACGAGGCCTTCGCCGCCTTTCGCGCGGAAGTATCCCGCCTCTGACGAGGCAACATCAGGAGCCTGACCATGTCCCTTTTGACCAACGCCGCGGCTGCCG